GTTTTACAAGGTGTTCGAGCTACTGTAAAATCTTTAGAGGTGGTAACGCTTACTAAAGTTGTAGATGAAATGGGATGAGAACTAAACCGATTACCTTCCCTTGTAAATTAAAACCTACTTTTGCAGACATGGGTTTTGAGGCAAAAAAACTCATTCATTTAAATCCTAGATTAAATTCGGGGTAGTCAGTCGTTCGGTGACTATAAAAGATAATGTTCGAGTGCTGGGTATCACTTTAAAGTACCTCTTTTAACACGAGGGTTATTATGAATTTATATTTTAAATCAACAACGCTAGACAAGCAGATAGCTTGGACATGGAAAGACATGGACAAAGCTTACTGGGATACTTGGACACCTAAGAAGTCTGATATAAAAATCATTACAAGACTTAACAAAGAACAAAAACAACAAGCACTTGAAGAGTTATGGGAAGACTTGCAAGGTGCTATTCAATTTACACGTGATAGAAACAACACAAGACGTAGGGAGAAAAGAGTTGCCATTAAAAATAAAACGTGATACAATCTTTGAACTTAATACTAACCTTAAGGAGGTAAATAATATGTATGAGTATATAGAAGGAAAAGCTATGTGGGCTAATGTCAGCACACCAAACACTAAGTTTGAACCACATAAGTATGGAATTGTGGTGTTGACTGATGAAGATACTGCTAATAGACTAGAGGGTGTTGGATTATCACAGGTTAGAACCAGAGATGGTCAACCTAAGTATGATGAACCGGCTTTCTCATTCAGCAGAAAGGTAGAGAAGCATGATGGTACAGCTAACTCTGCTCCTAAGTTACTTGATAGTGAAGGTAACGATATGGACGTTAGTGTTGGTAACGGCTCTCAAGTTACTGTAAAGATTAAACCCTATACAGGAAAGTACGGTACGTTTGCTGAGTTAATAGCAGTAAAGGTATCTAATTTAATTGAATACTCTGAAGGTAATTCAGATGATAACGAGGAATTTTAATAATGATTATTACTATTACTAAAGATGATGGTCAGGTAGTATATGATACTACTATGATTGAAGATGAGAACGCAAGAGCTAATGCCAACATGTCTATCAGTAAGATAGGTACGTTGAATGTTCTTGTTGAAGCACTTAACTTTGCTTCAGGTACACATCAAAACAATCTTGAGTTGTTACTACAAAGTGCTGAAGAAGCTATAGTAGAAACACCTGAAGGTGATGAGGAAGTTGTAGAAGAAGATTTAGAAGACGAGTCTTAACAAGCTTATCATGAGGGCTAACATGGATAAGACGTGGGATAAACTGCACCAACCCTGTCCACTTTGTAACAGTAGTGATGCTGTTGGAATTAACGAAGATAATTCAGCAAAGTGTTTCAGTTGTGGAGAGTTTATGCCTAGTTATACTAACGCATGTGGAGGAAAGGATATGCAAACAGCAACAACAACACCGACCAAGAAACCTGATATGGTAGATGAAGGACAATTTTCTGCTCTTACAGATAGAAAAATATCCAGAGCAACTGCTACTAAGTATGGAGTTAAATGCGTACATGACCTACAAGGAAATGTAGTTAAGCATTTGTACCCATATTATAATGGGCATGAGTTATCAGCTACCAAATATCGTAGTGTAAAAGATAAAGACTTCTTTGTCTCCGGAACTTACAACGATACAGGTTTGTTTGGTCAACAGTTATTTAAAGGTGGTAAGTATGTTACCATTGTAGAAGGGGAATGTGATGCTATGTCTGCTTATGAACTCTTGGGTTCTAAGTGGGCAGTAGTGTCCATCAAGCGTGGTGCTCAAGGTGCAGTACGTGATGTAAAAGAAAGTCTTGAGTTCTTTGAAGAGTTTGAGAACGTAATCATTTCCTTTGATAATGACAAGGCAGGTAAGGAAGCATCTATTAAAGTTGCTAGACTATTTAAACCTAGCAAGGCTAAGATACTTACACTACCACACGGCTACAAAGATGCTAACGATATGTTACGTTCTAACAAACATAAAGAATTTGTTGAAGCGTGGTGGGCATCAAAAGTTTATACACCTTCTGGTGTTATAAATGTTTCAGAGCAACGTGAAAAGTTTCACAATCGTGAAAGAAAAGAGAGTGTCCCTTATCCTTATGCAGGACTTAACAAAAAGTTATATGGACTTAGACAAGGAGAACTTGTTACCCTTACAGGTGGCACAGGTCTCGGTAAGTCTAGTGTAACTAGAGAACTTGAACATCATCTTATTAAAAGTACCAATGACAACGTAGGTATCATTGCATTAGAAGAAGATTGGAGAAGAACCATTGATGGTATCCTATCTATTGAAGCTAACGCTAGACTATACGTTGACCAAGAACGTGATAAGTTTTCCAAAGAAGAACTTGATAAGATGTTTGATATACTTTATGACGGAGAAAATCGTAATAGAGTATGGGTGCACTCACACTTTGGCACGAATGACATTGATGATATCTTTACTAAGCTTCGCTTTATGATTATAGGGTGCGACTGCAAGTGGGTGGTAGTAGACCATCTACACATGTTAGTTAGTGCAGTACATGATGGAGATGAAAGACGAGCTATTGATTCTATTATGACTAGGCTTAGAAGTTTGGTAGAAGAAACAGGTGCAGGTATTATTTTAGTTTCTCACTTACGTAGAGTTGATGGTAACAAAGGACATGAGAACGGTATTGAAGTTTCACTATCTCATCTTCGTGGTTCAAATAGTATTGGACAACTATCCGATTGTGTTATAGCATTAGAAAGAAATCAACAGTCTGCTGACCCAGAAGAAGCAAGGACAACCAAGCTTCGTATTCTTAAATCAAGATACACAGGTGACGTTGGTATGGCATGTAGCGTGGTATACGATAGTGAAACAGGAAGACTCTCTGAAATCTCTGATGATGACATAGAATTTGATGGTAGTTTAGACGAGGCTTTTTAATGCAGTTAGTATTTGATATAGAAACAGATGACCTGAAGGCAACACTAATACATTGTATAGTTGCACAAGATATAGATACTAAGGAGATATTTAAATTTACTCCTGATAAACTACAAGAAGGTTATGAGTTTCTAGCGACAGCAGATACTTTAATTGGACACAACATCATTGGCTTTGATATACCTATGGTACATAAGTTTAGTAATGTTGACCTATCTAACATACCGGTTATAGATACGCTTGTTTTATCTAGGTTATTCAATCCGGCTAGAGAAGGAGGACATAGCTTAGAGAAGTGGGGATACAAGTTAGGCTATCATAAGATAGACTTCAGCGACTACTTAAACTATTCAGAAGACATGCTTACCTACTGTGTAAGAGATGTTGAATTAAACCTAGCAGTATACTACAAGCTACGTAAAGAAAGTAAAGGCTTTGATAAACAAGCTATTGCTCTAGAACAAAATGTAGCAAAGGTAATTAAACAACAAGAGGTCAACGGCTTTAAGTTTGACACTCAACACGCTGTACTATTACTTGCTGAACTTAGAGAAAAGAAACAAGCAATAGAAGATGAGGTACACAACACGTTTAAACCTAAGTGGGTTGATGATAAAGTTGTTACACCTTACATAAAGAAAGATGGTGAGTTGTCTAAGCGTGGTTTAACAGATGACGAATACGATAGATGTATACGAACTAACAACACAGACCCCTTCATGCGACAGTCTTTACAAGAGTTTAATCTTGGTTCAAGAAAGCAGATAGGAGAATACTTAATAGACTTTGGTTGGAAGCCTGATAGGTTTACACCGACAGGTCAACCCATAGTAGATGAGAAAACTTTATCAGCTATTACACACATACACGAAGCTAACCTAATAGCACAGTTCCTTTTACTTCAAAAGCGTATAGCTCAGATTGATTCTTGGATTGAAGCTACTGAAGATGACGGTAGGGTACATGGTTTCGTGATACCTAACGGTGCTATCACCGGCAGAATGACACACAGAAATCCTAACATGGCTCAAGTTCCTAGCTCTCATAGTGCTTACGGAAAAGAATGTAGAGCTTGTTGGATTGTTGAAGATAATAATGTTTTACTAGGTGTTGATGCCTCTGGTCTGGAGATTAGAATGTTGGCACACTATATGAAGGACGAGGAATACACAAATGAAATACTCAACGGAGATATCCACACAGCAAATCAAGAACTTGCAAAGCTTGAATCTAGAGATAAGGCAAAGACATTTATCTATGCACTCATGTACGGAGCAGGAGATGAGAAGCTTGGTAAAGTGGTTGGAGGAAGTACAGCAGATGGTAAAAGAGCTAGACAATATTTCTTTGATAATAAACCTACATTTAAATCTCTTAGAGACAGAGTACAAAGAGCTTCAGCAAAAAAATATCTCAAAGGGTTAGACGGTAGGAAGCTGTATGTACGTAACCAACACTCAGCATTGAACACTTTGTTACAGGGAGCAGGTGCTATTGTTATGAAGAAAGCACTTATTCTTTTAGATGACTTGTTAAAATTAAATTCTATACAGTACAAGTTTGTAGCCAACATACATGATGAATGGCAGATAGAAGTAAAAGATACTCAGGCTAATTTTGTTGGTGAGTTAGCAGTAGAGAGTATAATAAAATCAGGAACACATTTTAATCTTCGCTGTCCTTTGGATGGTGAATATAAGATAGGAGATAATTGGAGCGAAACCCATTAAACAACAGAGCTTATTTCCTGACTACCGTGACGAATTAACTTTTGAAGAAGGTAAAATATGTATTAAATGTAATAGAAAACTTCCGTTGTCTTTTTTTAGTCCAGCATCAGGAGGAAATTTTTTAAGACCTGAATGTAAAAAATGTAATAATTATTTAAGTAAAACTAGAATTTCACTAAAGAAACAATACGGTATGCCTGAAGATGAAAATTATAAATGTCCTATTTGTTTA